GTTCTAGTACCCGAATTCTGATGAATTCTGTTGCACAGACTGCCGCCACGAATGATGTGACGCCGCAGGCTAACCTTTCCGCCTATGGTCTCTTCGGCGATTCGTTCCATGGCTTCTCTAAGTCGTTTGTAGAACATGGCTATATCATTGGCCTTGTTAACGTCCGTGCTGATCTTTCGTATCAGCAGGGTGTTAATCGTATGTGGTCGCGTAAATCGCGTCTTGATTTCTACTTCCCTGTGCTCGCTCACCTTGGCGAACAGGCCATTTTGAATAAAGAAATTTATGCACAAGGCACTGCTGCCGATGATCAGGTTTTTGGTTATCAAGAACGCTTTGCGGAATATCGTTACTCGCCTTCTGTCATTACTGGCAAAATGAGAAGTACTGATCCGCAGACTTTGGATATTTGGCATCTTGCGCAGAAGTTCGATTCTCTGCCTACGTTGTCCAGTCAGTTTATTCAGGATAATCCGCCTGTGAGTCGTGTCGTGGCCACTCAGTCCGAACCGCAGTTCATTCTCGATGCATGGTTCGATTTGAAGTGTATTCGCCCGATGCCGGTTTACTCTGTGCCCGGCCTTGTCGATCATTTCTAAGGAGTCTTAGATGGCTTTTGGTGGTATTTTTGGTCAGATTGCCGGACAAGTTGCCAATAAGGCGACTGATTTCCTGTTCGGCAATTATCAGGCTAATAAAGCGTGGAGTCGTCAGAAACAGGCGGCTCAGTCCGCGCATCAATGGGAAGTTGCCGATCTTCGCGCCGCTGGTCTTAATCCGATTCTTTCGGCGACTGGCGGTAATGGTGCTAATCTTCCCTCGGTTGCTGTTGCTCAAAATGCGAACTCTGAAGCACCTAACATTATTGGCATGATGTCGGCTCTTCAGGGTATCCGTAACCAGGAACAGCAGGAAAAAGTCCTTAAGGCTCAGGAACATCTTATTCAGACTCAGGCAGATCGTGAAATTGATTCGGCTATGCTTTTGCGTTCCCAAACTGCTCAGATCAATACGCAAAACTACATACCTGCGGTGTTTAATGCGCGTATGATGGAAGATCCCAAGCTTCGCAGTCTTATGGCCGATATGTATCAAACTCAGCTTTATAAGAATGCTCTCGGCCAATTTGGTCAGGTGCTTGGCGGTTTTCAACAGTTTGGTCCTTTACTTTTTGGAGGTCGCTAAATGGGTACTCCTACGATTTGGCATTGGCTTACTGTCATCGGTATCTTTTCTCTTGGTGCTTATCTATCTTGGAGAATTATTAAATGGCTTTGCATGAAAATGATTGGTGGACGCTCTTAGTTCATGTCGCTGATACTATCGTCAGCTATTTCAAACAACTTTTTGGGATTTCTTAATCATGTCTCGTCGTCGTCATAAAATCAGCAAGCGCGCGTCAAAGCGCATCTTCAGCCGCACAGCGGGCCGCACCCGCAGCCTCAACCTCAGACCCGCGGTCCCCCGCGGCGGTTTCAGGCTTTAAACCCAAACAGGACAGCCCCCGCCATGCGGGGGTTCAATGTCTTTTGATTACTGCAAAAAAAATCGGAGACGCCGTAGCGAAGCGAAGGCGAATTCGAGCAACGCGCGGGGTCCAGGGGCGGGCGCGCCCCCGCCCCTGAAGCGGTAGACCGATTTGCACCCACAACGCGCGACAGGCGTCGTCGCGCTAAAGTGCAGACCGTGCACATGACCGCACCAAGCGCGAGCGTATGAATGCGCGTGCGCGTGCGTTTCGCGCGTGCGCGTGCAATAAAGGAGCGAAGCTGTGCCCTGTTATCATCCTTTGAAGCTCTACCGAGCGAAGGCAGGCCGGAACAAGGAAACCGGCCGATGGCCGCTAGTGAGTAACCCGCGTTTTGGACTCCTCGACCAGGTGGTCGAGGTTCCTTGTGGGCGTTGTATAGGCTGCCGCCTGGAACGCTCAAGGCAATGGGCTGTGCGGTGTATGCATGAACTAAAATCGCATGACCAGTCAGCGTTTTTAACGCTGACATATAAGGATCCGCCGCCCGGCGGCTCCCTTGTCCTGAAGGATCTTCAGGACTTCTTTAAGCGTCTTCGCAAAGCCATTCACCCTATCAAAGTTCGTTATATGGCCTGTGGCGAGTATGGCGAGCAGTTAGGCCGCCCTCATTACCATGTCATTTTGTTTGGCTACGATTTTCCTGACAAGGTTCCTTTCAAGCGAACTGGCAGTGGTTGTCAGACTTACATTTCTCTTCAGCTTGAACATTTGTGGGGTCATGGTATGACCAATATCGGTGACGTGACTTTTGAATCTTGTGCTTACGTTGCTAGGTACGTAACCAAGAAAGTCAACGGCGATGCCGCTGAGGATCATTACACCGTTATTGACCCTGAGACTGGCGAAATTTTTCACCGCAGGCCGGAATTCATCGTTATGTCTCGCAAGCCTGGTATCGGCTCTGCTTGGGTCGATAAGTATCAAGATGACGTAATAGCGCATAAAGGCCGCGTTCTGTCTAACGGTCATTTGGCGACAATGCCGCGTTATTACGAAAAACAGCTTGTCCGCACCCGCGAGGACGAAGTCTTGACAATCAAGGCAAGACGCTTTAATGTTTCACGTGAAACAAAACTTGCTAAGCCTCTTGAGTTCGGTCCCGACCGAATGGCAGTTAAAGAAGAGTGCCAGCAGTTGCGTTTCAAGAAGTTGCCACGCCCGCTAGAGGCTATGCAACAAATTGGTAGTTATGTTGAATTAAAAAAGGATCTGAAAAAATGAAACTCTTTGCAGTTCGTGATAAGAAAGCGCAGTATTTCTTAAAACCGTTTTTCGCCCGTAACGAAGGCGAAGCCTCTCGCTCTTTTGTTGATGCCTGCCACGATACACAAACTCCGCTGGCGCATCATCCAGAAGATTACGACCTGTATTTGATCGGCGGTTTTGATGATGAAATTGGTTCGCTTAAGCCCGCCGATGAGCATCCTGATTCCCCGTGTCCTTGGATGCCTGTTTTAGTTGTTACTGGTCTCTCCACAATCCCGCCTGAAAAGGCGTGATCCTTTCCCCGCGCGGTCCAGATCTCCCCGCGCGGGGTTTTTATTATGGTGAATTTATGTGCCACTTTAGAACACCTTACTCGAAAGCCGTACGAGCACCCTCGCACGGCATTTTGTTTACCGAACCTTCTCAGACTGATCAGAGTTCGTTAGAAGAAACGACGATCGATTATTATCTGCGACGTTATGCCGCTACTGGTATTGATCCCGCAGCAGGCCGCCTTGAAGCGGCCCAATTTGGCGATTTCAGTTCTATAGATGATTTCCGTTCTGCGCAGACAAAGGTAGCCGCCGTTAAAAGCGGCTTTGAGTCTTTGACTGCTCAGGAACGCGCTCAATTCGACAATAATTTTGCGAATTATGTTGAATTTATCTTGAACCCCGAGAATGCAAAAGCCGCTCAGGAAATGGGCTTTTTGCATGCTCCCATTGTGAAGGAAATGGAAAATGCGAAGGAAAACCAGTCCCCTGAAGCGAATGCTCCAGAAGTCTCTCAGCCGTCGCCTGTCGACGGCGAAAAGGCGTCCTCGTAGGCGCCGTTGATAGTCTCGGCACATGATCCCTGCTTGTTGTAAATGTGCCGAGTGACACCAAGAGAAATTTCACCGATAGGTTTAAACAATGTCTAAACATACCGTAGCCCGTCAGGGCGCTTCTTATAATCGTTTTTCAGCGATTCCCCGCGCTCAAATTCAGCGTAGCGTCTTTAACCGTTCTCACGATTACAAGACAACTTTCGATTCCGGTTACCTCCTTCCTTTCTATGTGGATGAGGTTCTCCCCGGCGATTCGTTTAAGCTCAATTGCTCTATCTTCTGCCGTTTGGCTACGCCGATTGTGCCTTTTATGGACAATCTGTACCTTGAGACCTTTTTTTTCTTCGTTCCTAATCGACTCGTTTGGAAGCATTGGGAAAACTTCATGGGTCAGCAGGATAACCCTGGTGACTCCACTGATTATCTGATTCCGCAGACAGTTGCCGGTAACTCCGGTTTTGCCGTTGGCTCTGTGGCTGACTACTTTGGCATTCCGACGAGTGTTAAAGGTCTTTCGGTCTCTTCGCTTCCGTTCCGTGCGTACCAGCTTATTTATAACGAGTGGTTCCGTGATGAGAACTTACAGGATCGTGTCGGTGCTTGGGCCCCTTCCGGACCTCACAAGGATGACCCGGTTGGCGATTGGAATGACACAGATTCCACTGGTTTGACGCTTTTGCGTCGTAATAAGTACCACGACTATTTCACCTCAGCCCTTCCGTGGCCGCAGAAAGGTGATGCTGTTGACGTTAACTTTGGCGTTGGCGGTGCTATTGCTTGGAATACCGATACTTTTCAACTTTCTACCCCTAAAACTACTTCTCAAGATCCTAACGTTTCTGTTAGGATTGCTAATCCTAATAAGCGTGCTTTCATTGCTCCTAATTTGACTTTTAGTTATGAAGGTTACAACAATCGTGTTCATGCTTCTGCCCCTCTTTCAGATTCCCCGTTAACCGGGCATTCTGGTGATGCTGTTTTTACTTCTGCTGTCCAATCTACTCTCTCTAGCCCTAGCATTACCCCAACTTCTATTGATTTGCCTTATCTTGAGTTCGTTGGTCAGCAAGGCGCAGGCCTGACCATTAATGATCTTCGTCAGGCTTTTCAGGTTCAGAAGCTCCTCGAACGTGACGCCCGAGGCGGTACTCGTTATACCGAAATTCTTCGTTCGCATTTCGGCGTTGTTTCGCCTGATGCTCGTTTACAGCGTCCGGAATACCTCGGCGGTTCTAGTACCCGAATTCTGATGAATTCTGTTGCACAGACTGCCGCCACGAATGATGTGACGCCGCAGGCTAACCTTTCCGCCTATGGTCTCTTCGGCGATTCGTTCCATGGCTTCTCTAAGTCGTTTGTAGAACATGGCT